CATTGGGCGACTGACACTAGCCACGACAGGAGACACATATGGCTAATACAACTTTTAACGGACCAGTTCGTTCAGAGAACGGGTTCGAGCAAATCACTAAAAACGGCACAACAGGTGCTGTGACAACCACTCTCGACATTGACACAAGCGGTAATATTACAACAACAGGTTATGTTGCTGATCAAAAAAGAGTGATCCGTCAGACAACTGCTGACGGTTGGAACGATGGTGCGGTTACTTTAACAACATCACAAAAGGGTGCTGTCATTCTTCTTGATAAAGACGAAGCAACTACTGTGACTCTTCCTGCAATTACTTCATCAGACATTGGTGTTTACTATACATTTATTGAAACTGTTGCTTCAGATAATGCAAGATCAATCGTGACTGCTTATGACAATGACTACTGGGTTGGTGGTCTTGTTGTTGGAACAACACCAGCAGAAAATGGCTCAAAGTCTTTTGTACCAGCAGGTGGTACGGACACAACCATTACATTTGATGACAATCTTGCTAACGGAATGGGAGCTTTAGGTTCAACAGTTTATCTTCATGCTGTTCTTACAGGTAATACTGGAGCAGGTGGTGGAGCAAAACTTGTTTGGGCTGTCTCAGGACACGTTGGAACTTCCGATGCAAATGGTGATGGTACTGCTATCTTTACATAATAAGGAGTAAGATATGTCAGCAAATGATGTACAAGCCAGATATATAGCTCCTGCGGCATCTGATGATAACGGTATCTCTACTGCGGCTACGTTAAGTGGAGCAGGAAACTTAACCATTAACGGTGCTTTAGCCGATGGTGGTTCGGTTACTTTAGACGATGCACGACAAGTTATTATCACAAGTGCAGGAGATGATAGCGGTGATACGTTTACCGTCACTGGCACAGATGAAGCAGGCGATGCCCAGACAGAAGCTATTACAGGCGCTGACACGGGTGTTGCTACAGGATCTAAATACTTTACAACAATAACGCAGATAGCAGCTTCGGGTGCTTCTGCTGGTAATGTTGAGGCAGGAACAGGAACTTCTGTTGCTGCTAAAATTACCCGTAATCGTGTTCGTTTGCGTGGGTTGCAATATGTTTGCAATACAACAGGCGGCACAATAGAGGTAAAAAATACCAGTGCAACGGGATCATCACTTTATAAGTTTGATGCTAACAATGTAGACGATACGATTTATCCAAGCATACCAGACGGAGGAATAGTTTTCTCAGGTGGGGCGTATGTAGTTTATAATCAAACTCATGTAGTAAGTTTTACAATGTTTTACGAAGGATAAAATTATGGTTATGACCACAAGCGCGGCGGCGCAGCTTGCAAAAGCTTACCGTCCTGATAAAGAAAAATCTGCGGGTAAGGGCGTTGATGAAGAGCTAGAGGCTTATCAGAAGTATGTAGTAGAAGAGCTGAACAGAAACGATAATTCAAAAAAACGTAAAAAAAATGGCAAGCCTGATACAACAGTTGTAGCAAGATATGATGTTGGTGTATCTCCAAGTAGGTTTGCAAAGCAGACTTCTGGTAAACGAGTGGCAATGAAATAAAGATTATGATTTATGGATACAGACCCAGTTATACTTTGGAATGTTATTTTAACTATAGTGGTCGGTCCCCTTTTATATTGGGGTAAAGCTATGGCTACAGAAGTCAAACGAATAGATGTCCTCCTTAATAAAACTAGGGAGGAGACTGCCCGTGACTTTGCAACGAAACGAGATCTTGAGACTGATGTCTCAAGGGTACTCGCACAACTAGATAAAATGGATAAAAAACTCGACAGATTATTTGAAGATAGGAGAAAGTAAATGCCAAGTGGTAAAGGAACATACGGAAGCCAAGTGGGTCGTCCTAAAAAAATGATGTATGGCGGTAAAGTCAAAAAAATGGAAATGGGTGGTAAAGCAGGCTGTCCTATGAAAATGCGAGGTGGTGGTGTTGTAGAAGAAATTAAAGAGTCTATAGCTGCCAACCCAGCAATGACAGAACGTCTACAAAGAATGGCTGGCATGAGGTCAAATCAAGCTCCAGTTAAAATGGGCATGAAAGGCCAAAAACCCCAGAAAGATATAGCGTAAAGGTTATGAACAATGGCAACAAGTGGAACAGCCACATTTAATCTTGATATAAATGAGATTTGCGAAGAGTCCTTTGAAAGAGCAGGACTCGAAATGCGTTCTGGTTACGATTTAAAAACAGCACGAAGAAGCCTTAACCTTATGTGTCTTGAGTGGGCAAACAGAGGTATTAATCTTTGGACTGTTGAAGAGGGTTCAGTAACCTTGGTTACTGGCACTTATCAATATACATTGCCAGCAGACACAATGGATTTACTTGATCATGTTTTAAGAACAGGATCAGGAACGAGTACGCAATCTGATTTTAATTTAGCCCGTATATCTGCAACAACTTATTCACAGATACCTGCAAAATTAACCCAGGCACGACCAACTCAAATATATATAGACCGACAAAGAGATGCACCTGTAATTAATTTGTGGCCTGTTCCAAGCTCTACATATAACAATGATATAATTCGGTACTGGCGTATTAGAAGAATACAAGATACCGGGACATTAGGAACAAACGATCCTGATGTGCCATCAAGATTTTTACCTGCATTGATCGCAGGGTTAGCATACTATATAGCGATGAAAAAACCAGAAGCAACGCAAAGAGTTCCTATTTTAAAAGCCTCTTATGAAGAACAGTTTGAGCTTGCTGCCTCTGAAGATAGAACAAAAGCACCATTAACATTTGTACCATTAGCGGATTATTTTGGACCATGAGCAGACCATACGCACGAGGAAAATACGCTTTCGGATTTTGTGATCGCACAGGGTTTCGTTACCCTTTGGATGAATTAATCTATGAAGTAAGCAATGGCGTAAGAACAGGAA